ATATGAGCTTTGGATAGAAAACCAAAGATGCCCATCGATGTAATGAACATCAGTACTATGACTGATCCTGTCAGATATGTCTTCAGTAACTTCGGACATGTCTTCCAGTTTTGATAGAGCCAGGATGCCGTCAGTAGCTTACCTACTTCTAGAACACCACCCATAACTGCTATCGGTATTGCTGCAGCCGCAAAGATGGCCATCAGACCAACAATACTATACCAGGCAGCAACACCTGATATTGCAAATGCAACTATTAGAGTTAGCCAACCCATATTAGCCTCTGGTGATAGCCAATACTTTATTTATGGTACTTTGTACTTGAGCTTCTCGATTTGGCCAATGAATATATTCTTTCTCAGCCGTTTTAAGAAGATTAACAAGTAAAGGCATAATGAGTTTTTCCAACTCTGTTACTTTGCCTTTCACTTCTTCTTGAGCTTGCGCTATCGCTACCTGTACATCATCTGATTCTTCGATATTTCGTCTAGTCAGAAGTGTGTCAAGTTTGTCTTCTAATGGAGAAAGTGCATTGAGTACAACTCGTGTTAAATCGTTTTCGTCAATCGACGGTGGAGTTTCAGTAGCGCTCTCTTGATTTGCTACATATGTAGCTTCATCAATGGCGCTGAAACCAAAATCCAAATTTTGATATTCTGCCGGAATGTCAGCCATTAAAAAAGTCCTCTAGCGTGTTTTGTTTTTCCACTGACCACCCGATAGCATCAAGAATATGTCGAATTGGATCTACATAAGATTTATCAAACTGCAGATCATAATCAATGAATCTATTCAAATCAAATTCAGGTGGTAATATAATAGGAAAAGCAATTACATTTTGCTTTGCCGGATTAGGCATTTTAAGATATGTAAATTTAATCTTATCGCCATTTTTAATTTCTTCATATTTATTATTTATATTTAATTCTTTTATGAGTTGATTGTACCGGCGAGAAGCACGAACATGAATGGGTACACCAACACCCTCTTTTTGTTTTTTCCATAGGTTAGACACACCACGAGGAAAAGCAACATCCTCTGGATTTAATTTTTTAAATTCAACTCTAGCAGTTGTGATAAATTTTTGTACGGCAAATTCATCCTCGTTCATAATAATAGATAAAGTCTTTTCGATGAGTTTACGACATATCTGTGGAGTCGAAGATCGAACGGACTCAATGCCGGTAATCTTGATTTTTGGCTTTGCATACTGGACACCCTCATTATTGAGTACGTTTGCGATGTACCGCTTTTTACCAGTAAAGATAACCTTTGATGCAATGACTTCTCGTTTCATGTGCATGCGCTGTTCGTATGCATTCACATAATCCTTGAGAGAATCATAAGTTTTTTCAAGAAGAGGTTCGATTTTCTGTTCGGCCACCTTGTCGATAAATTTGCATATTTTATCTTGATCCGTCTCGTTAGGCATAACTCGTTTTACAAGATCACCCATACGAACATATAAACTATCAGTATCAATAGCAATCACGTAGTCAACTTTATTTGTTTTCAACACATCGTTGAGATATTTGTTGATAGTATTTTCGGCCCAACGGATTGTAAGCTGACCAGAAATCGTGATTGCTTCTGCCATGCGGATGTCATAGTATCGAAACCACTTATTAGACATGGCACCATAGAGTGAGTTCATCATAATTTTAACTGCCATCTGCTCATTATCGAACCTGGCAATATCTTTTTCAATCTGATTTCTATCGTAGACTTTATCTTTGGGTGTGTTTTCAAGTTTCTGTTTAGCATCGAGCGCTTTTTTCTTGACCACTGTGCGCTCGTTGTAAAGGTTGTCAACGATTTGTGGAAATACACCGTGTGTTTTAGTGCTGAATAATTGACCAGTAGATGACACACATGCATTCTTTGGTATTTTAATGTTTACTCGTTGTAAAAGAGTTTCCACATCCACACCAGGTAAAACACCGTCCATAATAGTTTCGGGTGACATGTTGTACTGCATGATGAGATGCGGGTACAGAGAGTTCAGGTCAAAAGAGCAAACCCATTCGTGCATACCTTTCTGTGGATCTTTTACATATGCACCCTCGATGCGCCGATCGCTGTCAACTTCATCTTGTGGACTGAGTACAATGTCACCTTTCTTGAGTACATTATATATGTATGTATCCCAGATCTTCACGGATCCGAATGCCGTGACATAGACTGCATTCGCTTTGTGAGCAAGAGTCAGTGCAAGATCAATTAAACCGGTTTTGTCATTCATGCGCTCTACAAGCTGAGTGTCACGAATGTTATAGTCAATAAACTTCTGATGGTTTTCTCGATACAGAGCAGCAAGAGATGAGTACTCGGAGTAATCAAGTTTCTTTTCACCGAGAACAACATTGGCAATATTGTCGAGTTTATATGACTCCTGGTTACCATATGTATAACCAAATTTTTTGAATAAAACCATGAAGTCAAGCTGAGTGGTGCCAAGGATATTATATGTGGTATCACGAGACTCTGGTTTGATATTGAAAAGTGAGAACTTACGAAGTTGATCCTCACCAAGAACTCGAGCAATGCGGTTAATTAAATATGGCATATCGAACTCTTCTGAGTTCCAACCGCTGATAATATCGGGAATATTTTTGTTCCAGTGTGTAAGAAAACTTTTGAGCAAAGTGTGCTCGTCTTGACAGCGTATGTACTCGATCCGCTTGTCCTCAACTATTGAGTTACCAACCTCAAACCCGCCGATACCCCAAGTATAAAAGGTATCGTCTACATTGTTTTTAATTGTGATAGCAGTAACGGGCTGCTGTGCAAGATTTGGTTCTGGAAACCCCTGATCGGACTGCACCTCAATATCAATGAATGTGATGTTCATCACAGATGTATCGGGCACGCAGCCGTTCGGAAACTTTTGTGCTGTAAATTGAGCTACATAGTCTCTGTTGCCGTACACTCGGAAGTTATCGGCTTCTGTTTCTCGAATGAAGTCTCGGCAGTCCATCATGGTGCCAGGTTCAATCGTGTCGACGTTGATCCCGTCTAGTGTACTAAATTTTGTTTTATTACGGGTAGGAACGAAGAGGGTCGGTTTGAACCTAATCTTTTCGACCACTCTTCGCCCTTCGTGATATCCAACGTACAGAATGTCGTTGGACGTCCTCTCAACTGATGTGTAGAATGTTGTCATACTTTACTTATATCACTTAACATTTCAAAAGTCAACAATTTTACTCTTCAGTTAGGAGTTCCTTTTTCGCCTCAGGTACTTTACCTCCGGACGTAACCGGGATTTGGCGAGGCTTTTTATGATCTGGGATGATTTCTTTGAGTTGGATGACGAGTAATCCGTCTTTGAGTTCTGCTCCTTCCACCTTGATAGTGTCGGAAAGCGTGAATTGTCTTGTGAATGCTCGTAGAGCAATTCCTTTGTGAAGAAGGTTTCCTCCATCCGTTTCTTTAATTTCTCCTTGAACTGTAAGTTTCGAGTCTTCCAAAACAACGTTGATGTCTTGCTCCTTGAAACCAGCAACCGCTAGTTCAATAGAATAAGTTTCATCATCTTCGTGTTTACGAATGTTGTAAGGTGGATATGATTGTGGTTTTGCAAGAGCATCTGTGCGATCAAGTCGATCAATCTCTCGCCATAAACGATCAAAACCAACAAAGAAAGGATCAAATCTGCGTAGTGCCGCCGCATTATTTGTAACCATTATTACCTCCTATGGTTAGCAAGGTTTATAAAAAGAGAACCCATAAGGCATTCCCGTTTTATTTATATAGTTATTCTCCTACAAAAGTAAATAGGGGAGCGGGAGGAGATGAACAGTAGGAGAATATGATGATCCCGCTCCCCTATAACTTAACTTGCTGCTAGAGCGCGATAGCCAGCAGCAACGACCTCACGTGAAGGGGTACCGAGACGATAGAAGTTCTTTGTCTCACCCTTGCTGTTCGTGCGTGGATTTGCATAAATAGCAAAGCCCTTCATGCGCAAATCACTGACAGTGGCACGAGCATTGCCAACACCGAAACGAGATTCGATTTGCTTTCCAGTGAGAGTTTCACCGCTTTGAAGTGCGGAGAGAACTTTTTGAGTCTTAGTCATATTATAAGTCACCTTAGTTGTTACAAAAATGAAGTAAGGAGCTTTCCTTTATGGTCCGAGATACCACCCCTTACTTCCTCTCGGTAGTAATATGTTCGAATAGTCCCGAACATATGTACATACTATCAAACGTTTACCAGTTTGTCAACCATTTTTGAGATTTTTTTAATTATTCGCTCAAATAGAAAGAGCTTCCTTTTACAACTTCGTAACGAGTTGTGTCAGTATCATATTTCTTAATAAACTTAGAGCGCGAAGCAATCGCCATGCATTGCTCAAAGGTAGGATCTCCCCACCACGGATTACCTTCCCAGTTTTCTCCATTAGGCGGTCTTTTAAAAACAGCCTTCGCAATAGCCTTTGCAGCATCACCTGTAGCGGTAACAACAGCTATTGGACATGGACGTGCATACATAATAAATCTCCAAAGTGGTGCCGTCGCACGGACTCGAACCGCGGACCTGAGGTTTACAAAACCCCTGCTCTACCAACTGAGCTACGACGGCT